CTACAGGTGGTACATACACAGATTTATCTGGTGCTACTTTTACACAGGTAACTGGCTCTGCTTCAATGCAAACACTTGCAATCAATAAAGATTCAAGTAAGCGTTTCATCAAGATTGTGCAAACAATCGGTGGATCATCCCCAACATTTACTTTTAGTATCAACTTGATTGGTGTTAAAAAGTACGGCTAAATAGTTAGCCCTCTAACGAGGGCTTTTTTTTTCTCATGGCTTTTACAGAGGATATAGATACTTTCTTTGGAGATTTTTCTGAGAATGTATTCTATGACAATGCTACTTATAAAGGAATCCTAGAGCAGCCTGACGAGATTGTTGCTGATGATCGTGTATTGACTACTGATTATCAATTAACAGTTAAGACCGTAGATTTAGGTTCTTTAGCATATGACACCCAGATAGAAGTCAGTAATGTGAAATACAAAGTAAGAAGTGCTAGAAAAATAGATGATGGTACTTTATCTGTAATTTCTTTAATGAAGGTTTGATATGGCTAGTAAAAGAGAACAGATATTAGCAAAAATCAAAACCAACCTTACAGGAACTACAGGAGTAGGAACTCGCATCTATAGAAGCCGAGCCGAGCCAATGACTAGAGAAGAATCACCTTCTTTGGTTGTTGAATTTGTAACAGACGAACCTACTGTTAATAGTGCAACTTATTTAAAATTAGATTGGACATTAAGAGTAAGAATCGTTGTAGTTGTTAGATCACAAACACCTGATACTTCAGCAGATCCTACAGTCGAAAGTTTACATACTAAAGTTGTTAATGATCCAACTTTAGGAGGACTTGCGATTGATGTAAGACCAGCAACAGTAACCTTTGATGTTATTGAAGCGGATCAACCAGCAGGGATAATATCCTGTGAGTATGAAGTAGATTACAGGAGTAGTTATAACGATTTATCAACATGATCTACAATGTAACTACAAGCCTAACAACCCTGATTGATTATTATGGAGTATGAAATTCCAAATGAGGGCGGTACTTACATACTGAACCCGAAAACTGGCAAACGTAAGCTAGTTCAACAAACTTCACAAGCTGAACCCCCAACAGAGGTAATTACAGATGGCACAACTGACAAGGAAGAGAGTAATTCTAATTGAGGCTGAAAGCAGCTACGGAACTGACCCTACTCCAGCAGCAACAGATGTTGTTCTCGTAAGAGATTTAAGCATTACACCACAATCAAGTGATGTGGTTAACAGAGATGTTGTAAGACCTTATTTAGGTGCATCACAACAGCTACTTGCAAACACCAGAGTTGAATGTACATTCTCGGTAGAACTTGCTGGATCTGGGACAGCCGGAACTAGCCCTAGATATGGAAGTGCGCTCAAAGCCTGTGGGTTTTCGGAGACTGTTGTTGCTAATACATCGGTTACTTTTGAACCTATTTCAGCTAGTTTTTCATCTGTCACTATCCACTACAACGTAGATGGTGTAAGGCATATTGTTACTGGTTGTCGAGGAAGTTTTGCTATTAACGCTGCCGTTGGCGAAATTCCTTCGATAGATTTTACTTTTACTGGAATCTATAATGCTCCGACTGATACAGCATTGCCTTCAGTTACTTATGGAAACCAAGCAACTCCATTAATCTTTAAGAATGGCAATACAACCAGTTTTCAGTTGTTGTCTTACTCTGGTGCGTTGATGAACTTAACAATGGATGTTGGTAATTCACTTGTATATAGAGAACTTGTTGGCGGCACAAAAGAAGTCTTATTAACAGATAGAGCAGCTAATGGTTCTGTAACTATTGAAGCTCCAACAATGGCACAGAAAGATTATTTTGCTGCTGCTTTAGTTGACACAACATTAGGCAACTTAACTGTTACTCATGGTACTGCTGCTGGTAATATTTGTAGATTCAGTAGCACCAAGGTTGATATTGGAGATGTGGCTTACGGAGAAGCTGATGGAGTTACTATGTTAGAGATTCCATACACACTTGTTCCAAGTTCGGCCAACGATGAAATGAGCTTGGTCTTTACTTAGTAAGTATTGACTACTAAGGTAGAGTAGGAGAGTATATAGCTTAATTTATGGCATTTGTTAGAAAAAAGACCAAGGTTTATCCTTGGCCTGTAGAAATCAAAACTCCTAGTGAAACTAAGATTGGTGAATTTGATACAACAAGTTTTACAGGTAAATTTATACGTCTATCAAGATCAGAACTTGATAGCTTTGAATCAGCATCAGAATACGAAGCACTTAAAAAAGTGTTAGTAGGTTGGACAGATGTTAACGAGGAAGACGGAACTCCCATAGAGTTTTCAGATAAGGTGTTAAAAGAATTTGCAGAAGATATAGATTTTGTAGCTGGAGTATTAGATGCGTTTAAAAAATTCTACTCAAATGCACAAGTGGGAAACTAACTGATGCTGCCTCATATTGGGCTTCGGGTGGCAAAGAAGTTATAGATGAAACACTAAAAGACGCTGCTGCATTTGGTGTGAAGATCGAGGAGCAACCAAAGGAAGAAAAAGATTTTGAGGTATTTCAAGAGAATTGGGATATTGTAATGATGTTTTTACGTTGTCAGACACAATGGAACACAACCTTTGGAGGTGTAGTAGGATTAAAATATGAGGTATTATTACTTGATGGAGGACTATTTGACCTCTATCATGTAGATAATCGAAAAGAAATGCTCGAAGGTTTACAACTCATGGAATCTGTGGCTATGCGTGAATTTAATAAGGAGAAAAAGTAGTGGCTAAAGCTATAGATAAAATACAATTAGTTTTAGATCTAAAAGGTTTCTCGCAAATAAGTGGTCTTGGTAAAGATTTTGAAAAATTAAAATCAACAGTAAAACTTACAGAAAAAGGTACTGATAAATTTATTAATAGTTTAAGAGAAATAAGAAAACAAACAGCACTTAGTAAAAACGCTTTTCAAGGTCAAATTGATGCTCTAAAAAGAACTAAAGATAATGTAGCTATTGGTTCTGCTGAATATAAGAAATTAAGTGCAGCTATAAAAGAAACAGAAAAAGACATGAAGAGATTGATCGCTACACAAGGCGGTGGTGGTGGTCGTTTTGGCGGTGCGTTTGGCAAGATGAGTGTTGGGGCGCAAGCTGCTGGAGGTGCTGCTATAGGTGCTGCTGCCTCAAGATTTTTGCCTGCTGGAGCAGCTACAGGTGCAAGTATTGGTGCAATAGCTGGAGGGCCTGCCGGTGCGGTTGCTGGTGCTGCTATAGGAGGAACTATTGATGCTGTGGCTGGTGCTGCTTCTTTTGCAGCAGATTCAGCTTCTTACGCAGCAGAAATACAAAAGCTACAAATTGCATTGAAAGGTGTTACTAAGACAGGTGCAGATTTTAATAAAGGTTTAGATATTATTTCTACAACATCAAAACGATTAAATGTACCAATAGCTGCATCCACTAAACAATTTACAACTTTATCTGCATCTGTTCTTGGTGCTGGTGGAACTATTAACCAAGCTGAGACAGTTTTTGTTGGTGTTTCAGAAGCTATTAAAGCTACTGGTGGTAATGCAGAAGATGTACAATCTGCGATACGAGCCATGTCGCAAATTTTTGGTAAAGGTAAGGTATCTGCGGAAGAACTACAAGGCCAGTTGGGAGAAAGATTAGCTGGTGCGGTTGTTAAATTTGCAGAAGCAAATGGTAGTAGCTTGGCAAAATTACAAAAAGACTTAAGAGATGGAACTGTTGGTTTAGATCAAGTTATAAAATTTGCTGAAAAGTTACAAGTTGATTTTGGAAAAACAGCAGAAGAAGTAGCTAATTCATCTGCGGATGCAGGGCAAAGATTAAAAACAACAATGGATAGGTTAAAACTTGCGGTAGGTACTATATTGCAACCTATTGGAGCAGAATTTCAAAGAGTGTTTGCAGCTATTGTTGGTGCTATTACAGATGCTATAGAAGCATTTAATAAGTTTTTGGGTATTGGTTTGGGTAATGCTATTGCTAAAACAGAAAAAAATATTGAGTCATTAAGAAAAAGAATTGAAAGTTCAAATGATACGACAGTTATTAGAAGATTAAATGGTCAATTAAAAGAAGCACAAAGAAGATTAGCTAAATTACAAGGCGAACAAGTAGAAGGAGAAGAAGGTGGAGGAAAAGGTTTGCCACCATTAGAAACTGGACAAAATAAATCTCCTTTGCAATCATTTGCTGAAAGTGCCTTTGATATAGCAAAACAAACTGAAGAAGCTTTTGTAAATGCTTTTAAAGGTGCAGAAGATGCAATAGTTACATTTGTACAAACAGGTAAACTTAATTTTAAAGATCTGGCTAATTCTATAATTGGTGATTTGACAAGAATGTTTGTTAGATATGCAATTACACAACCTTTATTTAAAGCTATATTTCCAAACATTAAATTTGCAAAAGGTGGTGTTGTTGATGCTGGTAATAAGATTTCAAAATTTGCTTATGGGGGCATAGTCTCGAAGCCCACAATTTTCCCAATGGCAAACGGTATGGGGCTTATGGGAGAAGCTGGCCCGGAAGCTATCATGCCGTTGAAGCGTGGATCTAACGGAAAACTTGGAGTGCAAAGTTCTGGAGGAGTTGGTAATATTGTGGTAAATGTAGATGCTTCTGGTAGTTCTGTTCAAGGTGATAACCAACAATCAGAACAGTTTGGTAGGGCTTTAGCTGGTGCTATACAATCAGAGCTTCTAAAACAACAAAGGCCGGGAGGTTTGTTAAGTTAAATGGCTACTTTTCCAGACATAGAACCTTCTTTTAGCGTTAAAAAAGATCAAGCACCCATAGGTAAAGTAGTTCGCTTTGCGGATGGCTTTGAGAAGCGTTTAATTTTTGGCATCCCAAATCATCAAAACCCAAGACAATATGATTTGAATTGGAACAATATTACAGAAGACCAAGCTGATACTATTGATTATTTTCTAAATGAACGTGCTTTTGATAAGGCAAGTTTTGATTATGCTCCACCAAGAGAAAGTTTTACAAAAACAGGTACTTATGCACAAAGTAGTACAACCATAACTATTACTATTACAAACCATAGATTGTTTGCAGGGGATTCTATAGTCGTTGATTTTACTTCTGGCTCTTCTTCTGATGCTACTTATATTGTTTCTTCAATTACTAATGCCAATGTTTTTGTTCTAACAGCAGCTAGTGGGGCAACAACAAGTGGTAATGTATCAATCACCAAAACTGGTTCAAGTAAGTTTGTATGCGATAAATGGACTAAAACAATTAATGTAGCCAACCTTGCAGATATTAACGCTACTTTTAGAGAAGTATTTGAACCAGCATGAGTACTGATCCTGTATTTAGTGACATTCAGAAAATAAATCCGTCAGCAATTATTGAGTTGTTTACGTTGACTTTAGATAATACTTTGCATGGTGCGACAACTGTTTATAGATTTCATGCTGGTACAAATTTAAATGCAAACGGAAAAATTGTATGGGCTGGTAATGATTATCTTAGATTTCCTGTACAAGCTACAGGTTTTGCTTATCAACGTGGACAGTTGCCAAGACCTACTTTGACAGTAAGTAATATGGGTTCGCCATCTATTTCTGCAATATTATTAACAGTAAACCAAACGACTGCTGGTAATGATTTAACAGGTGCAAAAGTTGTAAGGATTAGAACAATGGCAAGATTTATAGATGCAGCAAATTTTTCTGGTGCTACAAATCCTTTTGGTACTCCTGATAATACAGCAGAATTTCCACAAGAAATCTATTATATAGATCGTAAAGCAGCAGAAAATAGAGAAGTAGTTTCATGGGAACTTGCAGCAGTTTTTGACCTTGCTGGAATAAGATCGCCAAAACGTCAATGCACTAGATCTATATTTCCTTCTATCGGTACGTTTGCTCAATGAGTTGGAAAGATGACGCATTGGTTCATGCGAAAGACCAAGATCCTAAAGAAGCAGTTGGACTTTTGTTAAATATAAAAGGTAAAGAAAGGTATTATCCTTGTCAAAATTTAGCAATAACAAAACATCAAGAATTTATATTGAATCCAGAAGATTATGTAAAAGCAGACTCAAAAGGAGAGATCGTTGGTATTTTTCATTCACATCCAATAACACCACCAACACCTAGTCAAGCTGATCGTATTAGTTGTGAACACAGTAATTTACCTTGGTATATTGTTAATCCAAAAACAGAACAATGGGCTGAGTTAAAACCAGAGGGATATGAACCAGAACTTTGTGGAAGACCTTGGGTTTGGGGTGTTACTGATTGTTGGTCATTAGTTCGAGATTGGTATAAACAAGAAAAAAATATAGAACTAATAGATTACGAAAGATCTGTAACACCACAAGAGTTTTTAGAAAATCCATTATTTGAAAAATATGCAGAAAATACAGGATTTAGAGAACTTGCTAATGATGAACCTCCAGAAGTAGGAGATGTATTATTGATGTCAATATTACATCCAACTTTAAATCATGTAGCTATTTTTCTTGGAGATATGGTTTTACATCATTTAGCAGATAGACTATCTTGTAAAGAGCCATATTCTGAGTGGTTGCTTAAATGTACTGGTAAGAGGTATCGTTATGCTTCGCAAAGTTAAAATGTATGGAGAACTTGCAGAGTTTGTAGGTTATAAAGAATTAGAAGCTGTTGTAAAAAACCCTGCTGAAGCAGTAAGGTTTCTTGTTACAAACTTTCCAAAACTAGAACCATATATGGCAAATAAATATTATCAAGTATTAGTAGGTAAAGAAGATGTAGACAAGGAAGACTTGCATAATCCTATAGGCCAAGATGATATACATATTGTTCCTGTTATTAGCGGTGCTGGTGGTGGTAGTCCATTTGGAAGGATTCTGCTTGGAGCAGCATTAATTGGAGCTAGTTTTTTATTTCCCGGTGCTGGAATGTTTGGTAAAGCTGGAGCAGAATTAACAGGAGGTATTGTTACAGGGTTTGCTGCAAAAATAGGAACAGCTATAAGTGCTATAGGTGCTGGTTTAGTTTTAAGTGGTGTTTCTGAGATGTTATTTCCTCTTCCAAAACCTGATATGCCAGAAGATGATCCAAGAATATCGTTTAGCTTTTCTGGGGTGCAAAATACATCGAGAGCCGGGACTGCCCATCCCATAGTATATGGAGAAGTGGTAACTGGATCTGTCGTGATCTCGGCTGGTATTGATACGGATCAGGTACAAGCATGACAAAAAAAATTATTAAAGGTAGCGGTGGCTCACCTCCTTCTCCTCCTACTCCATATCGTGCGCCTGATACGTTAAACAGTAGACAGTTTGCAACGATTCAAGATCTTATATCAGAAGGTGAAATAGAAGGTTTTGCTACAGCATCAAAAGAAGGAAGAACAAAAGGAACTACAGCTTATAACAATGCAGCATTAAAAGATATATTTTTAAACGAAACCCCAATATTAAAATCTACTGCTAATTCTGCTAGTCCAGCCGATGCAGATTTTAACTTTCAAAACGTAGGATTTACTCCTAGATTTGGTACTTCAAACCAAACTGCAATATCAGGAATTGTTAGTAGTGAGTCAACAACAGCAGTAGGAGTTACAGTATCATCTTCTTCTGCTGTGACAAGACAGATAACAAATACAAGTGTTGATGCTATCAAAGTTACGATTACATTTCCTCAGTTACAAAAAGCAGAAGATAATGGTGATTTGGTCGGTTCTTCTGTTTCTCTTAAAATACAAGTTCAATATAATTCTGGAGGTTATTCAGATGTCATTTCAGACACAATTACAGGTAGAACGGCTGATGCTTACCAAAAAGAATACAGGGTAAATGTGACAGGAGCTTTTCCTGTTGATATAAGAGTTGTAAGGGTAACAGCAGATAGTACAACATCACAGTTAATTGATGCTTTTACTTGGACAAGTTTTGGGGAGATAGTTGATAATGCTTCAACATATCCTAATAGTGCATACACCAATATAAGAATAGACTCAGAGCAATTTAGTTCTATACCAAAAAGAGCATTTCGTATTCGTGGAGTAAAGGTAAGAATACCGGGTGCTGGTGCTAGTGGTTCTGGTACTCCGAGTATTGATAATGCAACTGGCAGAATAGTATATCCAACGAACTATATATTTAATGGAACAATGGGTGCAGCCGTATGGTGCAGTGACCCTGCCATGATATTGCTTGACTTATTAACTACTGAAAGATATGGGTTTGGAACGCATATTGTAGATGCAAATCTTGACCTTTTTAGTTTTGTAGCTGCTAGTAAATATGCAAACGAATTGGTTTCTGATGGTTCTGGAGGTCAAGAAGCAAGATTTAGTTGCAATGTAAATATTCAATCATCAAAAGAAGCTTTTGATTTAATAAAAGACTTGGCAACTGTTATGAGATGTATCGCTATTTGGTCTGCTGGTTCAATAACAATTACTCAAGACAAACCAACAGATCCTAGTTATTTATTCAGCTTGGCAAACGTAACGTCTGAAGGATTTAATTACACAGGTTCTAGTTTAAAACAAAGACATTCTGTTGTTAGTGTTAGCTATTTTAATATGGATAGCAGAGAGATAGATTTTGAAATTGTAGAAGATTCTACTGCTCAATCTAAAATTGGTACAGTTATTAAGCAAGTAAAAGCATTTGCCTGTACAAGTCGTGGGCAAGCTCAAAGATTAGGTAAGGCAATACTCTTTAGTGAGCAACAAGAATCTGAGGTTATAAGTTTTTCCACATCAATGGATGCTGGAGCTATAGTCAGGCCGGGTTCTGTAATAACTGTCAACGATCCTGTTCGTGGTGGAGATAGAAGATCAGGCAGAGTAGCTGCTGCAACTACGACTCAGATAACAGTAGATGATGAACAAGGTCTAAATACTTTTGGCGGTAGTAATCAAAAGATAAGTGTAATTATGCCTAACGGATCAGTAGAGACAAAAACTATTACAGGTATATCAGGACTTGTCGTTACTCTTAGTTCTGCATTATCAACCACTCCAAATGTTAATACAATTTGGTTGTTAGAAAGTGATACTTTAGTAGGTCAAACTTTTAGGGTTATTACAGTAGAAGAACAAGATGGTATTAATTATTCGATTACAGCACTAACTTATGTTGCTGGTAAGTATGCAAACATAGAATCTGGAATCAGTTTGCCAGCGAGAAATATATCACTTCTAAACCAACCAAAAAACCCTCCAAGTAACTTACAAGCATCAGAACGTACAGTTGTTATAAATGCTCTTGCTCTTACTAAATTAATTGTAACTTGGGTTGGAGTTACAGGTGTTAGTCAATATCTTGTTCAGTACAGATTTAACAATACAAACTGGGTAAATCAGATAGTGTTTAGAACAGATTTTGAATTACTTAATACTGAAGCTGGAGTTTATGAATTTAAAGTTTTTTCTTACAATGCTGCATTATTATTATCTTCTACTTCATCAGATTTAACCTTTAACGCACAAGGTAAAACTGATCCCCCTAGTAATGTTGCAAATCTAACATTAGAACCTGTAACTAATAAATTAGTAAGGCTTAGATGGAATAGATCAACTGATGCTGACGTTATTCATGGAGGAAGAGTTTATGTGAGACATAGTAATTTAACTGATGGTAGCGGAACATTTCAAAATGCAGTTGATCTTATAACTGCACTTGCAGGGAACACAACAGATGCAGTAGTACCAGCCTTGGAAGGAGAATATATTTTAAAATATCAAGATGATGGCGGTAGATTTTCTCTCGGAGAAACAAGTATCATTATGGATCTACCTGACCTTATTGATGCACAAAGAGTATTAACACAACGAGAAGACTTATTAGGAACACCATTTAGCGGAACAAAATCTAACACCACATTTAGTAATTCTGCTAGTGCTTTACAACTTACAAATCCAGCTACAAATGCAACTGGAACATATGAATTTGCTTCTATTGTTGACCTTGGGGCTGTATTTTCTCTTGATTTAAAAAGAACATTACGATCAGTTGGTTTTGTTATAGGTACAGATATAGAAACAATAATTCCAAGTGGTTCTTTTTGGGATGATTATGCTATTGATAATAATTTTGATGGAGCAGCAGCAGATGAAGCTAATACACAGATACAAGTAGCAACATCACAAACAGCATCAGGTTCTTTTGGTAGTTTTAACAATTTTGCTAATGGAACATTTAAAGGGAGAAGATTTAAATTTAAATTAATTTTAGAAACAAGTAATGTTTCACAAAACATGAATGTACAACAAGCAGGGTTTTTAGCAGAATTTGAATCAAGAACAGAACAAAGTTATCAAACAGGTGGTAGTACATCTACAGTACCTCAATCATCAGGTACGTCATCTTCTGGAAAGACTGTTACCTTTGGAACACCATTCTTTGTAGGAACTAGCTCTACTCAAGGAGGGGCAAACGCTTTCTTACCCTCTGTTGGAATCACTATCCAAGATGCTCAAGCTGGAGATTTCTTTACAGTTACAAGTGTAAGCGGAACAGGATTTGTTGTAACTATTAAAAATGGTACAAGTTTTGTTGATAGAACTTTCACATTTTCTGCGGTAGGATATGGTAAAGGAGTGTAATATGGAGAAAAGCTTTTTTTAAATGAGCCAAGTTGCAGACTACAATATAGCTAATGCCTCTGGAGCTTCTGTAAGAAGTGACCTTAATGCTGTTTTTGACGCAATAAAAACTCTTAATAGTGGTGGATCTGATCCTAGTAATACAGAAGCATTTATGCCTTATGTTGATACGGCAGATAGCAATAATTTAAAAATAAGAAATTCATCTAATAATGGTTTTACAACTGTAGGTTCTGTTGATTCAGCAAATTTAGGTTTATTGCCTGTAGCTGGTGGGACAATGACAGGCCAGCTTTTAGCTGATGATGGCTCTGGAGCAAGTAGTCCAGCACTAAGTTTTGATGGGGATACCGATACAGGAATTTATAGATCAGCAGCTAATACAATGGGATTTTCTACTGCTGGTACACAGAGAGTAGGAATAAGTAATGCTGGATTGGATATGTTAAACGCATTACCAATAAGATTTCAAGATTCTAGTGGTTCTCCTTTTGTTTCTCTTCAATCACCATCTTCTTTATCAGGAAATGTAGCTTTAACATTACCGTCATCAATAACAAATGGTGGTTTTTTACAAACAGATGGATCAGGAAATCTTAGTTTTTCTATTGTAGAGGGTGTTCCATCTGGCTCTGTATTTTGTATGGCTGTAGTTAGTATTCCTACTGGTTATTTAGAATGTAATGGTGCAGCAGTTAGCAGATCAACTTATTCAGCTTTATTTGCAATTATTGGAGTGAACTATGGATCAGGAGATGGAAGTTCTACTTTTAATGTTCCAGACTTACGAGGTGAGTTTGTAAGAGGTGTTGATAGAGGTAGAGGTGTAGATAGTGGAAGAAATGTAGCAACATCTCAAGGTGGACAAAACGTATCTCACAATCACTCGTTAAGTGCTTCTGGTACGACAAGTAATCCAAGTCCTACTTTAACTGGTGATGTAAGAAGAATATCAGAAGGTTATCGAGCGCAAGGTACTGCAAGTGGTGTATTTACAAAAGAGCTTGATGGAAACAACAGTATAACAGGTAGTTCTTCTACAAGTCCTGTTGCTGGTTTTAGTATGGACGCTACACACACTCATACAGTAACGGTATCTGGTACTTCTGGAAGTCAAGGTGATGAAGCAAGACCTCGTAACGTAGCTATGCTTTACATAATCAAAACTTAATTATGTCAATACAACCGGGAACATACAATATGACGGTGCAGAGAAGAGCAGATTTCTCTTTACAACTTGTTTTTAAAGATGGAAATAATAATGCAATAAATTTAACAGGATATACTGTTTATGCTCAATGTTGGGATAGTGGTAGAAATATAAAATATGGTGACTTCGCAATCACTTACACCAATAGAGTTACAGGTACTATTGATATTGCTTTAACTGATGTACAAACTGCAACATTTGAAACTGATACTCTTGCATATGATGTTTTGCTAGAAAACACAAGTGGATTGCGAGAGTACTACCTTGAAGGTGTTATAACTATGTCAGAAGGATATACAGCACCATGACTTCAGTTAACATAACAACCACAAAAAATACTGTTACTGTTAATGAAGGAGATACAACTGTTGTAACTGTTGCAACCCAAGGATCTCAAGGTCCGGGTTTTGATCTTGCACTAGATCATACTGGTAAAGTAAATGATTCAATCATGTACTATGACGGAACTTCTGGTAAAGTAAAATTAGATTCAACTACTACCAAACTTACACTCGTTGACGGAGGAAACTTCTAGTGGCTAACACAGTAAGAATAAAAAGATCCACAGGATCATCAGCACCAACAACACTAGCAAATGCCGAGTTAGCATTTAGTGAAGGTAATGAAGTCTTATACATAGGAAAAGGAACAGGTGGTTCGGGGGGTTCTGCTACAACTATCAATGCTATCGGTGGTAAGGGTAAGTTTTTTGATACAGATACAACAAGAACAACCAATCATGTCTTAGCTGGTGCTGCTTCTGGAAGTGCTGCTGCACCTACGTTCCGGGCATTGGTAAGCGATGATATACCTTCTCTAGCTCATACAAAAATCTCAGATTTCGATACTGGAGTTAGAACAAACACACTTAATCAAATGGCTGTTCCTACAGGTTCAGTTTCATTTAACTCGCAGAATATAACAAACTTAGCTGACCCGGTTAATACACAAGATGCAGCTACGAAGGGTTTTGTTGAGGCTACATCACAAGGACTTGATGTTAAAGATTCATGTGTAGCAGCGACAACAGCAAACATAACAATATCTACTGCTCTTAACAATGGGGACACGCTAGATGGTGTCAGCCTTTCAACAAATGATCGTGTTCTTGTAAAAGACCAATCAACTGCATCTCAAAATGGTATCTATGTAGTCGGATCTTCTCCAGCAAGGGCAGCAGATTTAGCTACTGGTGCTAACGCTGCTGGTTTCTTTACCTTTGTAGAAAAAGGAACAGTAAACGCAGATAACGGTTTTGTTTGTACATCAGACTCAGGTTCTGCTGTGGTTGGAACTAACAACCTTACGATTGCACAATTTTCTGGTGCTGGTCAGATTACAGCAGCAGATGGTTTACAGAAGTCAGGAAATACATTATCAGTTGATCTTAAATCTAACGGTGGACTTGTAATTGAATCTACAGAAATAGCTGTAGATCTTGGTGCTAGTTCTATTACAGGAACACTTGCAATATCTGACGGAGGAACAGGCGCAACATCAGCTTCTAACGCAAGAACAGCACTAGGACTTGTTATTGGTACTGACGTTGAACCTCATAGCGATAAGCTGACAGAACTTGCAACGATGAATCAGACAACAGCTAACTCTTTAGCTGATTTATCAGACACCGAAGTACAGATATTAGATGGAGCAACAGTAACAACAACTGAGTTAAATATTTTAGATGGTAATACATCAGCAACATCAACAACTCTTGCAGCAGCAGATCGTATGGTGATAAATGATGCTGGCACGATGGTTCAAGTTGCTCTTACAGATCTTGTTACATTCTTAGAAAACGGAAGTGTTTCTGGTTTTGATATAGACGGAGGAACATACTAAAATTAACCATTAGGAGGGTCGGTCAATGGCAAATGTTGTTAAGTTAAAAAGAGGAAGTGGAAGCGACCCAAGTGCTTCAGATATGGTGATCGGTGAACCAGTTATAAGAACCGATACGGCAGAATTATTTTTTAAGAAAGATGATGGTTCAGTAGCAAAGGTATCAGGAGGAGGCGGTGGCCCGGATTTTAAATATTTAGCACTTAGAAACGCAGCTAATAATGGTGCAGCATCTTACCCTAATGCAGATTTTACTCTTGTAACTTCTGGTACTACTACAGCAATAACTCCAGCAGCAGCAAATACGTTATTAGTTAGTGTTAATGGTGTTATACAAAAACCAAATACAGGAACATCTACACCTTCTTCTGGTTTTGCGTTAAGTGGAACTACTATAAAGTTTGGAGGCAATATCTCGGCTGCACCAGATTTTATTCTCTACCAAGAGTCAGGCGGTATTGGAGAGCCTAGTGATGAGACTGTAAGCGAGGCAAAATTACAAGTTAGCAATAGCCCTGTAAATGGATATTTTCTTTCTGCCCAATCTGGAAATACAGGAGGACTTACATGGGCTGCACCTGTAGCAACATCTTG